GCATGAACATGAATTTTATTGAAGTGCCGAAAGAAAAAACTGTTGACAAATAGTTATTTATCAGTATAACTATAGTCATAGGAGTGTGAGTAGGTTCGCTACTTACTCACGTTCATAACCCGCAAACTACAAAAGTCTTAAAGATTACCTGCTTAACATGGCCTATTGACTACCTTGGTTGCAACCTTTGTACGATGTACACCCTAGATTAATCAGCCTCTGCAAAGAATTGTAATGTTTGCATCTGTTAAAAATGCCAAACATAGGAGAACCTCATGGCTTTTGCTAAAGCAACTGGGTATGGTAATCTTCCTAACGGTAATTTTTCGCCCGTCATTTACAGCAAACAGGTGCAACTTGCTTTCCGTAAGCAAGCTGTTTCTGAGGCAATCACTAACTCTGACTACTTCGGAGAGATTGCAAATATGGGTGATTCCGTTAAGATTATCAAGGAACCCGAAATTACAGTCAAGGCATACAACCGTGGTGCAGCAATTACACCACAAGACCTTGATGACGAAGACTTCAGCCTAACAATTGATAAAGCTAACTACTATGCTTTTAAGGTTGATGACATTGAAGAGGCACACTCACACGTAAACTTCCAGTCTCTGGCAAGTGACCGTGCTGCATACCGCCTTGCTGACCAGTTTGACCAAGATGTTCTTGGTTACATGTCAGGCTTCAAGCAAGCCGCACTTCATGCAAATGCAAGTGCAGTTAACGATGTTGTTAATGGCTCAATAGCTGTTTCTACTGCAGGTACAGACGAACTTCTTTCTTCTATGAAGATTGATGCGGCTTCCTTTGGTGGTTCTGCTGGCGACGCACTAGCACTTCAGCCGCGCACAGGTGGCGCAACAGACTCGACTCCTGCTGCTGGCGATACTTTCCCGCTGACAGTGATTGCTCGTATGTCTCGTCTACTGGACCAACAGAATGTTGATTCACAGGGACGTTGGCTTGTTGTTGACCCAGTGTTCATGGAACTGTTGAAAGACGAAGACTCTCGTTTGTTCAATGCTGACTTTGGTGGTTCTGGTCTTCAGAACGGTCAAGTTGGTACATCAATCCACGGTTTCACTGTGTACACTTCTAACAATCTACCCACACTTGGTACAGGTCCGTCCACTACTGGAACGAACTCTTCAACCAACTTTGGTGTGATTGTTGCAGGTCACTCATCTGCTGTTGCAACTGCAGAGCAGATTAACAAAACCGAAACGTATCGTGACCCTGACAGCTTTGCTGACATTGTTCGTGGTATGCACCTTTATGGTCGCAAGATACTTCGTCCTGAAGCACTTGTTAACGCCATTTACCACTTAGCATAGGGAGATTGAAAAATGGCACTAGGCGCACAAACAACTTCCACTGTTAATATCTATGGTCGTTCAGGTCAGGCATCTCCGGGTGTTCCTTACATGATTGAAGGAGTACTTGATTTTGCTCTAGCGACTGCAGATAAAGGCACAGCACTTGCAGCTAACGATGTTATTCCGGGTCTTACTATTCCCGCGAATACTTTGATTCTACATGCTGGTCTGGAAGTACTAACAGTACATGCAGGTACATCAAGTAATACCGATTTTGATTTTGGTATTACAGGTGGAGACCTCGACAACTTTGTTGATGGTTTTGACTTTGATGCTGCTGCAGCAGGTGCTTTTGCAGCTTCCGCTGAAGGCGGTCCTGTAATGGTTAATGCTACGGATACTATTGACCTTGAAATTCAAGCAATGACAGGTACAACAACAGCCGGTTCACTCCGTATGTTTGCTATCTGTATTGACTGTACAAGTCAAAACGCTACGAATTTCGGAGCCAATGAAGTAGACCGTGACACACTTGCTTAATTAGCATGGAGGGGCAGGGCAAATGTACTTGCCCCTTCATTTTATTATATTAAGGATTTTAGATGGCTGAAACATACCTATCGTTAACAAATAAAGTTCTAGTTAAATTAAACGAGGTAGAATTAACTTCTGCTACGTTTACGTCTGCACGAGGTGTGCAAACACAAGCTAAGAACGCGATTAATGAAGCTATTCGATATATCAATCAAAGAGAATTTAATTATCCTTTTAATCATTCTACAGATAGTGAAGTATTAGTACCGGGTACAGTACGTTATAGTATTCCTACTAATGCTAAAACAGCAGACTATAATACCTTTAGAATAGTTAAAGATAATGATAATGGTATTGCTGGCGGTAAGTTACATAAGTTAGATTATAATGAATATATTAATTCTTATATTACGCAAGAAGATGAGATTGTAACTACAACACTTAGTACAACTCACACAGATTCTGTTACTACTTTAACAGTAACAAGCACTACGGGTTTTTCTGCTACGGGTAAAGTTTACGTAGGTAGTGAAATTATTACGTATACTGCTGTAGGTTCTACTACCACTCTTACAGGATGTACAAGAGGTACAGAAGGTACTACTGCTTCTGCTCATGCAAGTGGCGTACAAGTAGCTCAGTTTGAATCAGGTGCTACACCTATATATGTAGTAAGAACATTAGATAATAATTATTTACTGTACCCATTTCCTGAAAAAGAATATACAGTTAAATATGATTTCTTTACTTTCCCAACTGACATGACTGCTCACGGAGATACAACAACTATTCCTGATAGATTTTCTCCTGTTATTATTGACGGTGCTTCATCCTACGTGTATCAGTATAGAGGTGAAACACAACAGTATGGTATTAACTTTGCTAGATTTGAGCAGGGTATTAAAAATATGCAGACACTTTTAATTAATAAGTTTGACTATGTTCGTTCTACTTATATACCATACACGGGTAACTCTAGGGGTTCTAGTAGCGCAGGGATTCTATAGATGGCAGAAACACAGCCTTTTGCTTTTAACTGTGAGGGCGGTTTAGTATTAAACCGTTCTACTTTTATTATGCAACCCGGACAAGCGTTAGAGTTAACGAACTTTGAACCTGATATTGAAGGCGGTTATAAACGTATTAACGGCTTTCAACCTTACATTCATCAAATTGTACCAGAAACAGCAAATGCTAGTGAAGCTGTATTAATGGTTTCGTTATTTAATAACTTTGTTCTTGCTGCTAGAGGAACTAGCATATATCGTTCCGCTTCTACTACAGTATCACAAAAAATTCTTTCCTCTGTTGCTATGACAGGTTCAGGAACTGTATCTGTAAACTCTACTACTTCTTTTAGCGCAAGTGGTACAATACAAATTGGTTCTGAAATATTTACATATACAGGTGTAACCGCTACTACATTTACAGGTGTAACTAGAGCCACTAGTAGTACTACAGCAGCAATACATGTAAGAGATGCTGTAGTGTCTGAGACATGGACTAGTATTGATAGTGGTAGAACAGGTGCATTAAAATATAAATTTGAAAGATTTAACTTTGATGGCACAGATAAGATTGTTGTAGTAGATGAAGTAAATGCACCTACTGTATTTAATGCATCCCTAAGTGCAACAGATGTAAGCGACAGTTCTGTAGCGGGTGCTAAGTTTGTAGCGTCTTTTAAGAACCACATGTTTTATGCAGGAAAGTCTGCTAGTCCACAAGAAATAGTATTTAGTGTACCCTTTGATGAAGATAACTTTAGTAGTGGTAGCGGTGCAGGAAGTATAAAGGTTGATGATACTGTTACAGGATTAAAAGTTTTCCGTGACGATTTGTTTATCTTTTGTGAAAATAGAATATTTAAACTAAGTGGTTCTTCAAGTAGTAACTTTGCTGTATCGGCAGTTACTCGTGATATTGGTTGTGTAAATGGCTTTACTATTCAGGAATTTGCTGGTGACCTTATTTTTCTTGGCCCTGACGGGTTGCGAACTATTGCGGGTACAGCAAGGATTGGTGACGTGGAACTGGGTACTATAAGTTCTAATGTACAACCTTTGTTTCAACAAAACCTTATTGACTCTGCAAACTTTGACTCTATAGTATTACCAGATAAAACACAGTATAGAATATTCTTTAACAAGGATACTACCGAAGCTGCTACAACAGGAGTTATCTGCGTACAAAAAGCTACGGGTTTTGAGTTTGCTCAATCAAAGGGTATCAAAGCAGCTTGTACAGATACACTCGTAGAAACTGGAGATGTTATAGCTGTACACGGTGGCTTTGATGGATTCATATACCGACAGGATAAGGGGTCTACATTTAACGGTGCATTAATTAAAGCTAAATACAGGAGTCCAGACCTTACCTTTGGAGACCCCGGTATTAGAAAATATATGCAACGAGTAAATATTAACTATGCACCTGAGTCTACTATTGATGCAGATATGTTTGTACGTTATGATTACGAAGCTGCCAATTCAACACGACCAGCAGCATATCCACTAGACAGTTTAAATGTGGCAGGTATTTATGGGTCATCCGTTTATGGTGCTTCATCATATGGTGGACCGTCACAGCCAATCGTGCGTAAGTCTGTAGAAGGTTCTGGTTTTGCAGTAGCGTTGAGAGTAGAAGATGGCGCTAATGCTACAGGGCCATATTCATTAAAAGGATTTCAAATGGAGTTTCAAGTAGGGGCTAGACGATAATGGGTGCAACTTATACACGCCAATCTACATTTGCAGATGGGGATACCATCAATGCAGCAGACAGTAATGATGAGTTTGACCAGTTAGTAGCCTTCGCCGCATCTAGCACAGGACACTCTCACGATGGTACGGCTGGTGAAGGTGGTCCTATTTCTGCATTAATTAGTAATGCTATTACCTTTGGCACAGGTGCAGACACCGATGTTGCTGTTACTTTTGATGGTAATACTTCTGATGGTGTTCTAACGTGGATGGAAGACGAAGATTACTTTCAATTTTCTGATGACATACTTATGTCTACAACTGAAAAGTTACAATTTCGTGATACAGCAATCTATATAAACTCTAGTGTAGATGGTCAGCTAGATATTATAGCGGATACAGAGATACAGATTGCAGCCACAACAGTAGACATTAACGGTAATGTGGATATATCTGGCACACTAACTATTGGTAGTGCGGGTATATCTGAAGCTGAACTAGAAATATTAGATGGTGCAACAGTCACCACAACAGAACTAAATATTATTGACGGTGATACATCTGCTAGTGCTACTACTGTAGTTGATGCTGACCGTGTTGTATTCAATGATGCTGGAACTATGAAACAGGTGGCGGTCACAGACTTAGCTGCCTATTTTGATGACGAAATTACGGCTATGCCAAATCTAGTTAGTACTGGCGCACTAGCCAGTGGTAGCATTGCAAATGGTTTTGGTACGATAACAACAACAGGTGTTATTACTGGTGGCACAGTAGAGGCTACGACAGACACAGCGGCAGGTGATAATGCGGCTATGGGGTACACTGCAGCAGAGGGACTTATCCTAACTGGTCAGGGTTCAACAAACGATGTTACAATTAAAAACGATGCCGATGCCGATGTTATAGAGATTCCAACAGGTACAACTAATGTGACTGTGGCTGGAACATTAGGCGTTGACGGTGGTTCTTCTAATGGTGTTGCCTTATCGCAGGGTGCAATAAAAATTAAAAACGGTGGTGCTAAGTCTTATGTAGACTTCTACTGTGAATCATCTAATGCTCACTTTACAAGAGTAGAAGCTGCATCTCATGGAACTTACTCAGGAAATGTTACAGCTACCTTACCTGTTGCAACAGGAACACTAGCATTAACTTCTGAAATACCTACGACTGAAGCTATACAAGATATTGTTGGGGCTATGGTTAGCTCTAATACAGAAACAAATATAACAGTAACTTATGAAGATAGCGACGGCACACTTGATTTTGTTGTTGATGCTGCTCAACCCAACGTTACATCTTTGGGAACTCTAACAACTCTAACTGTAGACGATGTTGTAATTAATGGTTCAAATATAGGTCGCACAAACGACACAGACTTAATGACACTTGCTGCTGGCGTATTAACTGTTGCTGGTGAAGTAGATGCTACAAGTTTAGATATTTCTGGCGATGCAGATATTGATGGTACACTAGAAGCTGATGCTATTACTGTCGGTGGTACAGCATTAGCTACAGTTATTGCAGGAACAACAGTTACAAACTCAACAAACGCAACGAACTCTTCTCACGTTTTAGTGACGGACAATGAGAATACCAACGAAGAAAATCTTATTGCTTTTGTTGAAGATGCAACATCTAGCACAGGCAATGTTGGTCTGGAAATGGATGGTAACTTTGCGTATAATCCAAGTACAGGAACAGTAAGTGCTACTATATTTAAAGGTAACATAGACGCAGTAGATGGTGACTTTGATGGTACACTTGAAGCAGATGCAATTACTATAGGTGGCACAGCCGTTACAGCCACTGCAACACTTGATACAGGCATATCAAATAATAATGTGCCTAAATTTACCAGTGGTGTAGCTGACGATGACTTCTTGCGGGTAGCTGGCACAGTTATTGAAGGCCGGTCTGCTGCAGAAGTACTGTCCGATATTGGTGCATCTGCGGTTGCAGGTAGCAGTAGTATTGTAACAACAGGTGCATTAGACGCAGGTAGTATTACTAGTGGTTTTAGTACTATTGATACGGGTGCTTCTACTATTACAACTACGGGTGTGATTACTGGCGGTACGTTAGAAGCCACAACGGACACAGCCGCAGGTGACAACGCAGCTATTGGATTTACATCTGCTGAAGGTCTTATCCTCACAGGCCAAGGCTCTACTTCAGACGTGACTATTAAGAACGATGCTGATGCAGATGTGTTGAGTATTGCTACAGGTACAACAATCTTAACAGTGTCTGATGACGTGAATGTCGTAGGCAGGGCAACAGGTACAGTCACAACAGATAATGACGGTGTGTTTGACGTAAGCGTTAGTAATAACTTTATTGCTACTCCGTCAGGTAACTTTACTTTAACCTTTAACAACCCAGCAGTAGGTCAATCAGGTAACGTATTATTAATAAACTCTGGTGGTCACACAGCCTCC